GAATTGTGTTGAGTAGTGTGATAATTTTAGTCGTTAAACGTTGTGGATGTCGTGTGACAAGTAATGTTGTTTAAGTGTAAGTAAGTCGTAAGTATTTCCCTCTGAGCTGGACGAAAAATCAAATTTTCGCTCCGCAATGGATTTCTCAGTTATGATCTGGTCGTGTGGTGAGACCCCGAATGCCTCCCAGAAACTAACTCTGGCAGCATCCGAGATCGGCACTTTCGATCCATTAAGACCACGAGCATTCCTCATCATGCCTGACTGTGATATCCAAGGGTGACTCCCAAAGGTGCCACTCCCAGCTCTAGCGAGGGATTCATAGAACGCGTATAGGATAGGCACACCAGCATTCAACGCTTTGCCTGCTGTACCCATGTCCATGGCCCACTTCTTCCACAACTCAGGAGTTTTCAATGGAAGAAGGGACACCATGTCCTTTGATAATGAGGTCGGATAATTACGCACCATAGTCCAACCGCGTTCTGTGAATACTGGCGAACTTTGGCAAAACTCTATTTGCTCAAATATCCGCACAGGGTCCTCAAGGACCATCCAGTATCCCGCCGACTTACAATATTCATGCAACCCATCTAGCTTGTGTAAATCATCTTCCTCACATAGAAGCACGCAATCATCACCGTTATCAGCCAACCTAAACCTAAGGCCAACTGAAACACAGTAACTATACGTCAAACCACAAGCTATTACGCATGTACCTAAACCGGTGTTCATATCTCCTGAACACCTAATATTCATGTCAAATTTAATCTTCCCCTCCGGGAAGTATGCTCGGCATTTCGTTTTGAGTTGCATCTTCAGCAGTCTTTTCAATTCAGACGCGTCATTGCCGGTGTAGCATCGAATATACTGTTTGTGTTCCCACTTAAGTATTTCTTCACCAGTATGCTGGTCAAAACGTTTTGCGTCATATGGAATCGCTACGGGTTTTGAGAATGAGTCCCACATTTCTCTAAGGGACTCACCGACCTGTACCGAATTCTTACCCTTCATTACTGTAGGGCCACCGCACATTTTGTTTAACACTCCATATACCACCCCCTCTACTGGGGTGATAAATTTGCCCAATTCATAGTTATACCGAGGATCCCTAGGTGAGATAATCCGCGGCGCTGGGTCATTTTTGGCTGAAAAATTCGTTTTCTCAGCTTTTGGAAAAGTTTTGACATCGGCATCACTAGGTTTTAACGCCTCAACGTGTAGTGATTTCCTAGCTTCGATATACTTCCGCCGCATGCGAGCGTCATCATAATGACCAATGAACTGGTCACCTGTGAACTTACTGACAAGTGGAAGATGTCTATTTAGAAACCGGGTTGCCGGTGCCATCGCTCTCCTGACCCCAACGGAAGTTTGTTCGAGTGGTG